AGAACAGCCGACTGGAACACAGTGTCAGGATCGTCAACAACGTAAGCGACAGCATCAATTGCGTTCGTACTAGCGGGGTAGTACTGAGCGCGTTGCTTGCCAAAAATCGGGCCGCTTGGAGGTGAGTACTCACAACCAACAAACACACCAACCGTTGCCGGAACAGCAGTTTGTGCAGCTTGTGAAGTTGTGGCGATTGCCAGAGTTGTGATTGCTACCGTGCCGGTAGTAGTCATTTGCACGACATCACCATTAAAAAGGCTGGTGCCGTAGTTTTGAACAATCGGGTACATGCGAGTAGACCCCGCAAATACTTGACCACCGATCAAATTGACCGGCTTTAGCCCGTAAGGGGCGTCAATAACAGGATAAGCCATTTAAAGCTCCTTAAATTAAGTACCTTTACCGAAGGTTACGTTGGATTTTTTATCCGCAAACAGCGGCATCCTCGGATCACCTTCCCGCATGAAGCTATTGTCCACTGACTTCATCTGAGCATCGGTCTGGCCTTGGTAGTACTCATTCCGTGCTTCGGTGAACTCGTGGGGAATCTTGCAGAGCATCAAGCCGCCAATTACCACGTTGTCTTTAAATCGCTCATCAGCAGCGGGCGACGAAAAGATTTCAGGGTGATCAACTGCCCGAACAGGCTCATAACCTTCCCGCAGTTTTGACGAGGTATTCATAGCATCCGGCGTGCCTAGCGTGCTAATGCGAACCCAACGAAAGTCATACCCATCCTGAGCAATCGGGTTAGGCAGAGTCTCGGGCGGACGCCACGTTACTTTACGTTTCGCGGTTTCCCGGGTTTCAAGATCACGATTAAGTCGATTTTCAGCCATGATTATTTCCTCATATCCAGAGCAACTTGTTTAGCATATGCCTCAAGAGGCACGCCTAGCCGTTTCGCAATAGCAACTTGACTACTGGTCAGCACGATTTTTCGAGGCGCTGTGCTGCGGGTAGCAGGAGCTACTACATTACTTCGACGGCGTTGCTTGAACTGATCTGGGAAGACTTCGCGCATACGAGAGTTAATTCTCTCGTAGTAGTCGTCGCTACGGGGATCAATCCCCTGTTTGACCAGCTTCTGATGCAACCCCAATGCGAAGCTCGTCATTTCATCGTCTGAACCAAACCACGTATTAGCTTGTTGCCATTCGTGGGCCTTCGGGTCAGCCGGTACTGGGGCGTTAGGTTGTATTTGTACAGGAGTTTCGGACTCTTGTAAAGGGGGTATTCTAAAGTTACTAACACGCTCGGTTTTAGACTTGGCCGTAACCAATTCCTCCTGAGCCTCAACCATTGCATCAGAATCACCCGACTCATACGCTTGCTTATACTTGCGCTTGGCCTCGTCAAGCTCCTGTGCGGCGGCTCGTTTAGCCTGTTCAAGCAGGATTTCTTGATTTTGGTTAACCGTACCTTTTAGCGAGTTGTTTTCTTCAACTAGCTTACGGGCAAGGCGTTCAAGCTCTTCCTTCTCACGTAAAGCGGACTCTTTAGCGCGTCTTTCGTCGTGATAGCCTTTATTAAAGTGCTGAATACGCTTGCGAACTTTTTCGGAATAGTCCTGCAATTCGTCATCAGTTACTTCTTCAGGTGGGTCCGACGCCTTCCGATTGCGGTCTTTCTCGGGAGTATCGTCAACAACTTCAATCTCCACATCAATATCATCAGATGCGGTGACTGTTACTCCTTCCGATTCGACCTCATCGGGAAACTTAAATTCGTTCTTTTCCATCGTTTAAGCCCTTGTAATGCCTTGTGGATCAGCAACAACCGCCTCAATCGAGTCGTCGTTCATTAGGCGATATTCCACGCCATTGAAGCGGAACCGAGTACCGGTATTAGTGCGGAACAATACGTAGTCTCCGACTTCACACCAAGGACCATCTGGGTACCGATCAGGGTCAGTATAGGCTTGCGATCCCATGTCCAACACGAGTCCAATCATCGACAAGACTTGCTCGGCGTGTTTCGTATTCTCGGCTTTAACTAAACCCGATTCATACGTGTCTTCGACAGTAGGCAATGCAATTAACAGCTTGTAACCAACGGGTACAGGAAGTTGTGCTTCCATTTCGGCATCAGTCACAGTTTGGGCTTCAGTCATCTTTATCATCCATTAAAGTACGCGAAAGGTCTTGGATTTCCATACGTGCAAGGGACAGACCCCGAATAATCCCGCACGCAGCTTTATATTCGGCAAAGTCTTTAACTCCACCGGATATAAGAGACTCGATGATCGCGTTTTTATGCGCGTCCAATTTTTCATTCAGCACGTCAAAGACGGTTTTAGCCATGATTTATCACCCCCGTGATGGGCCTCCGGGTCGCGAAGGCCGCTGTGTTACGTGTTTCATAACATCCACTCGCATCTTCTGTTGGGCTTGTTTGTCCTGAGAAGACGTTTGGTTAGCGTTACGCTGGGCCTCGACTTGCAGTCGTTCCCGATCAAGCACAAGTTTTTGCTCATCAAGCTGAATATCAGCCTGATCCTTGGCTTGTTTTCTCGCCACTTCAGCTTGCTTGACCTTGAGTTCGCCTTGCTGGAGCTGGAACATCGGGTCTTGTGCTTGCTGTTGTGCTTGCTGCTGCGCTGCTTGCTGCTGGTGTTCTTGAGCAAGCTGTTTACCGGCCTCGGCCACAAGCCGAGCCAACTGAATCTCGATCTCTTCGGGTAGTTCTTCTCCCGGCACAGGCAACGGAGCACCGAGGCGTTCCTCGATCTGCTTGCGGTAGGAAAAGCCCAAATGTTCTGCGATATGTGCTTGCAACGCAGCCATAAGCTGCTGTGCTTGCGGGTTCTGCCCCATCGTCTGGGCAATCATCGGATCTTGCATAAAGCTAGTATGTGCAGCGATATGCGCGTCGTGATCCTGATAAATAAACGCTTTGACCGGCTTGCCAATCAGCACGTTCATGTTCTCGGACACGGGATCTGTGGGCTTCTGGTCATCCTCAATAGGGACCAGCTTGTCAGCGTTCTTAACCCCCAGCACCTCGATCATCTGACGGTGTAGTTGTGGCAGGTTGTAAATCTGCGGGGCTTGCTGCGCCATCTGGAGCACTGCCTGATACTGCACAACCCGCTGCGCCATCGTAGACGAGTTGGGGTCTGACACCGGTATTACTTCTACCATGTCATAGTCAGACTGCTTGATCTTGCGATCAGTCGTGTCCTGCGGGTCATAGCTATACGTCTCGGACGTATAGTCGCGGATGAGTTCTTTAAGGAGCTTAAACTCCTGCTTCATGGCGTAATGCACCCGCGCTTGGACAGCCGCCATCGGCTTGAGCGTACGTTCTAGCAGGGCTAGCGTAGTGCCCACGGGAGCTTGGGCAGACATGTCCGAGATGTTCATGTCGCTAATTGCACCCAACCGGCGACCGTCCTCGTTGATCTGCGTCATCAACGCGAGCAACACTTGGCTTGGCTCCTTGTAAGGCAACATCATGATGTTGTCCTTAATTGCCCCGCTCGGGATATCGACATCGCGAAACTCGCCCGGGCCAATCGGAGTGTCGTCGCCCTTAACCCGCATGCCACGGGCCTTCAGGCCCCCCGGCAGGTTAGATAGTGTGCCCGCATCCACAAGCTGACGAAGTAGCGACGTTCCCGCTCGGGAATATCCACCGATAATGTGGATCAGGCCAAGTCCATAAAATCCAAACCCGGGAACATAGACATAATGGACAAAGTGCTGACGCTTCTGATGTAAGGGGTCGTCTGGCTCCCAGTTGCGCCTAATAGATAGCACCTTCTCGGTAGCACGCTCTATTGTTACTACGTACGGCTTGGCGAGCCGCTCCGACTGCTTGGCATCCTCGCTCTTGTCCTCCCCGTCTTCCTCGTCATCCTCAATGTCGTCCTCAACGTCGTCCTCATCCACACCCTCGATCACCAAGTCAGCGTGGACCTCGTAGATTGTGTAGCGGTCGTCATCGGTTAGAGAATACCCACCTTCCTCGGCTTTCTTCTTCTCGATGTCAGTCGGGAATGACTGTGGCTCGCCCAAGTCCACCTCGCGGTAGAACCCGCTAGCTTGCAGACGCTTGATCTCGTTCTCGGTCTTACGCATCACGTGCGTGATCCGCTCCGCTGACTCAAGATTAGACGCGCCATATGGCACCAACATATCTTCTGCTGGGATGAAGATAGCCACCTGCCGACCCAACGCGGGATCAACGTAAATTTTCTTAAATGCCGAACCGGCTAGGCCCAAGGCATACAGCATCCGCTCATGCTCCGGGCGGTACTCGACCATGCGCTCGGTTAACTGATAGTTCATGTCTTCTTTTACACGCTCGGATGCTTCTTCCTTTTCACGTGTAATCTGACCTATGACCTTAGTTTTAACCGGTCCATTTGACGGGAAAGTCTCCGACATAGCTTCGGCTTGGAACCTGATCGCAGCTTCTGCAAGCACGGAAGAGAACGCGCCACACGCATCCTCCCAAGGCTCGGTACGCTCTTCGTACCTAAATCCAAGAACATCAAGCCCTTTTACGAACGTATCTGCCCAGTCTTTGCGGTTGTTAATATCCGCGTCAATTAGCTCGATAAGTTCGCTTGCTAGGGTTTGCTGCACCCCTTCTTCTAGGGTTTCTGCCAGATTCTCGTCAAACCCGCCTTCCTCAGTATCATCTCCGGGCGTTAAAATAATTTCAACGCTACCGTCATCAAGAGTAACCATGTCAGGATTGACAATCTCAATCTCCAGCATGCGGTCCAAATCCTCATCGGAAATCCCCCCCATATCCTCTAAACCCACCTCAATACCTTGCGGTGCTGCATACAGACCCTTATCAATTGAATCTACTGGCATAGCCTACCTTTAATAATAGCCGCCACGGCGGGACTTAAAGTAACGAACTTCTTCTTGCTCATCGGATGGCAGACGTATAAACCCGCCCTGCCTAAATCGCATCAATGCCATTACGGTGGAGTCAACCAAATCGTCATTACTGACGAACGGAAAACCTGCGACTTCTTCGACTAATTCCTCTGCCCAACGAGTTTGAGGAACCCACACTAAACCTGACCGTATGATATCAGCTACAGAGTTTAGACGCGCCATCTTGTCGCCAGTCCCACGGTGTGGAGTGAACTCCTGTATGGGTAAACCCGTACGTCTTATCTCTTGGTACAACTGTGTACCACTGGATTTTTTCTCCACGATGAACGCATCCGGCTCCCATTCTTTCCACTCCCGGTAGCACAACTCTTTTAACTCGGGGAACTCGACGCGCTTCTTGATTGAGTTAAGCAGGATGATGTTGTGGGCATCCGTCTCCTTGTTAACAAACACACCCCAAGTTGTTAGCGCCGTAAAGTCAGCACGATTATTGGTTTCCGCCGCGCTATCTAGCGACATAATTAGGTAAGAACAGCTTGGCGGGTCTTCTTTCTCCCACGTATTCCACCATTCCCGCTTAACAAGAGCGGCTTCTTCGGCTGTTGGATTCTGCTGAAACTGCGCGTTCCACTGGAAAACAGGCATAGAAGCCTTCGTCCGCAGCAACGCTGGCATGTCAAAAAACTCAGGCCAGAGGGCTTTTTCAGCAATTTCCCCCGTTTTTTTGTTCTTAATTTCCAGAATTGCCGGGAATTCGACCACTTCGTACTGGTCAGCCCCGCTGTTTTGCGTCATATCCCGTACGACACGGCCCGTTAAATCGTCTAAATGCCATCTAGTTTGTATAATAGCTACACGGCCCCCCGGCATCAGACGGGTTCTAGCACCAAAAGTGAACCACTCGTACGCCCTGTCGAAGATATCGAGGTTGCCGTTGATGATGTCCTGCTCGTTATGTGGATCGTCTACTAATAGTAAGTCCGCTCCACGACCTGCAAGGGCCGAACCTACACCGCAAGCAAAGTACTCACCCCCGACGTTAGTATTCCATCTTCCCGCTGACTTGCTATCCGCAGCGAGGTTAACTGTAGGAAAAATTTGCCGGTAGGCGTCCGTATCAATGATGTTTCGCACCTTTCGACCGAAGTCCACGGCAAGATCCGTGGTGTGGGACACCATCAGCACCTTCTTATTAGGCTGTCTGCCGATGAACCAAGCCGGGAAGTAGATGGAAACTAGCTGACTTTTGCCGTGACGAGGCGGAATATTGACGCAAACACGATCTTTTGACCCGTCTGCTAGCTGCATCAGCAGATTGGCAAGGATTCTGTGGTGTTTCCCAACCTTATAGTCGGGTTGCATGTGCTTACAGAACTCAATCAGGTCGTCATAGCACGACTGCACGTACTTGCGGGTGCTCAGAGTGTCTGCAATTTGCAGGATTTCGGCCTGTTCTTCCTCGGAAAACTCGTCCAAACGCGCTAAAAGCTCGTCAACTTCCTCGTCCGAGAAGCCTAAATCAACCATTTAGACCCAATTCCTCGTCAAGTTCTAGCTCCAAGGGCGAAACAACCTTGGCATCCTCGACTTCTTTCAACCTATTAAACTTCTCTCGCAGCTTGTTGCGTAGGTCGTCCGTAGATTGGTGGGTTACGGTTATTTCAGTACGGTCAGTGAACAGACCCACGTCAGAAATCTTGCCAAGTAGCTCCAAAGCGCGGATACGCACCTTCGGATCGGGGTTTTCCGACTCGATAATGAGCTTGTTGGTAACAAGATGACGGATTTCAACCGCCTGCTTGACAACTGCACGCCCAAAAATATCAAGAATGTCCCGAGTCTGTATTAAAACAGCAGGGGGCAGGGTCGCTGCACGCACGGGGGTTATCTGTTTAGCAGTACCTATGGGATCTGCTGCGTAAGCAGTAGCTAGTTGAGCAGCTACTTCCTCGTTTTCGCGGCTTTTATCTAGCTCCAACCCATTCTTATGCAACAACTCAGCCGTATTCGCGCCGAATTCTGCAAGGTCATGCAGGTTAGAGAAGTTAATTTCAGGCGTAATTTCTACGCCGACATCAGGAGTAATAAGCATAAGTCGCAAGCTATAGCAGCCGGTATCGCAGGTATAACATAATAAAAAATTTTTTGCAAGGGGTATATTTTTGGTAGGGGGGTAGTTTCAAAAAGTAGGTCATCGTTTGTCTGAAATAGTACGTCTGCGCGGGGGGTGGACCCTATGCTGTGAAGGGGGTGATACCCCTCTGGTGGGTCTGCCATCCTACCCATTCGGCTCGACCAGCCCCCCTCGACCCGCCAGCCAGCCCGACCAGCCGAGCGCCGAGGTCGGATCGTACCGTGAAGTAGAACGAAAATATATCGGTCGAATGTGGCGCCATTGTGGGCGGTCTTCCGTATAACTAATTACATGCAAGGCGATCCACGCCTCGCTATGTTAGGGACTCCCTAACATCAACTGCCAAACTGGAGAATCCATCATGGCATCATTCGTTCCCGCTCCCGTTCTCTCCGACGCTTCCCTTTCTGGTATCAAAGGGTACGTTGCGAAGTCTCTCGAAACTGACCGCGCCAAAAAGAAAGTGATCGATTCGTTGATTTCTGATGGCGTGACACCCGACCACTTGGTCGCGCCAAAAAAGGGTCAGGACCGCCAATTCTTCGATGGGGTTCTCAAACCCGCAGTCGTGATGGGGTTTAGCACCACGGTTCAAACTCTGCTAGCGACTGACACTAGCAAATTGAATGACCCGCAGAAAACCGAGAAACGCTACTGGATCCAGCAAATCAGTAGCAAGATCAAGGATATCCGTCGGGCCATGCTCAAGCGTCAAGAAAAGGGCGCAAACGAGCGTAAGACGTTCGCCGAGCGGGTTGAAGCCCAGATCCAGAAACTGATCGAAGACATCCAGTCGAAGGAAGAATCGGGAATCTCTGATCCAGTCGGAGTGATCGCGGCACTAAACGAAGCAATTTACGCAATCTAGCCTGTTAGGGGATTCCCTAACATTCTTGAACCCCGGACCGCACGGTCTGGGGTTTTTTTACCTTCTGGAGCTACCATGAAAACGCTTCACGCTTTTGGTGCATACGGCCACAAACCCAACCTTACTGACTTTTGGAATGGTAAGGATTTTCAGATCGTCAACGGTCCCTATTTTTCCCGACGTGACTTGGACCGTTTGAAGAAGAATGGATACACTGAAATAAACTTCTACAAGACCCCGATGGATTATGCATGGGGTCAAGTGGATTGTCACGTTACCCTAGACTAACCCCAACCCGCTTCGGCGGGTTTTTTTTCGCCCGCGTTTTTGCCCCGGACCCTACGGTCTGGGGTTTTTTTTCGTCTGCACTTTTGTGCATGGCATGTTAGGGAATCCCTAACAGGGCCGAGCCTACTACTAACTATGTTAGGTAACTCCCTAACAGATATGAAGCCAGTTATTTCAGCAGTGTGCCGCCCATGTGTGGTTTCGTATCAGCTATGTGGTGTGGGTGTTTAGTTTCTGACACTGGGGGTGGTGTTGGAATGCTGTTTTGTTTTTTGTTAGGGAATACCCTAACTCAAAC